TGCCACACCGCCAAGATCACGCACGCCCATGAATACTCGATCAGGAACCATAACCAGATCACCGACAATCATTTTTGTTTTAATTGCTTGCATTTAAAGATTCCTCCTGTAGTTCCTTGTATTCTTCCTCGCTAATTGGCTGTTTTAGTTTTTCCAGCGATATTCCCATGGCTTTAGCTATCTTTGTAAGTGTGATCATCATTACCTCTTTGCCATCAAGAAAGTTAGCAATTGTGATGCGACTAACACCTGCGATCAAAGCGAAACGGTAAACTGGCAAGCTAGGATGAACGTCAATGAAGTTGCGAAGCCTCTCCCGTGCCCAATCTTGACCTTCGTTGTTGGCATTGTTCTGGTATCAAATCATGCCTTTGCCTCCTGTTCAATGCTTCGCGTCAGCGAAAAGTCAAGCGTTGCGAATGCTTCGCCAATCCATAGCAAGCGGCTCAGGCTTCCTGATACATCGCCGTCAACACGAACTCTTTTTTCTGTTTCAAGGATCATGTGCCTATCGGCGTAGATAATGGCTTGTACGAGCATTACAATGTCTTTCCACTGTGCTTTAGTAATGTCTAAAACACCGTCATCATAGTCACGTTCAAGATCCTTTATCGATCGCCTGAAGATTGTTTCACATGCCTGTAAGCGTTCATCCAAGCTTTGCAAATATCTATTTGTCATTTCTTCGGCTGTCACAGTCTTTTCCCCCTTACGTCCGTTAACTTTTCAAAATTCAATGTGCAGTCTTTTGATTTTGGAATAATTCGACTGATGAGTTTGCTGTTGTACATGCGTTCTAACTCATCCATCTCGTTGTTCGTTGTGATGATTGTTGATAGACGAGGCTTGTTTTCTGCAAAGTCAAGGCGAGCATTAGCAACGCGGTACATCAGCTCTTGCATGTCACGTCTAACCGGTTTGATGTCGAGTTTCATACCGCCTTCTGTGCCGAAGTCGTCCAACAACAGCACGCCAGCCTCTTTCATTGCCCGCTCAATGCCTGCTAAACGCAGGCGAACGTCTGGTGCATCGTATTGAAAGCCCATCAGGTTACTCAGCTCTGCTGTTGAAATAAACAGTCCCGACTGGCCTTGATCGCGCAATCTGGTTAGCATTGCTAAGGCCAAGGACGTTTTACCCGTCCCACGCGGTCCAAACAGAACCACGTTCTTAGGCACTTCCGCCATTTGCTTGGTCAGCTTGTATGCACGATTCCCCAGATTCCTAGAGTTTTGCTGATCCGTTTGTAGTTCAGGCTGCCATTTTTCGAACGTAAACTTAGCCGGAACGTTTCCGGGGAAGACTGAGTAGCGATAAATGGCACGTGCCTTTTTACGGTTCAATGCGGCCATAGAGCGTTCGTAGAAGCGGTGTTCGATCTCGGCCTGAGTTGGCAGCGTATTAACGTCAATTCCACGCTTCTCAATGATTCTTTGCACGTCCGCATGTGTGAATAGTCCTTTAGTCGACTCCATATCCCCAGTTCTCCTTTTTCGGTTCGGTGTGCGGCGTTCGGTTTGACTGGCGTTCACTATCGTTTGCTTCGACAGCAGCAACCGTGAGAAGACGCTTGCTCTCCCAGTTTTTCAAGATGCCATTGACGTACTTGTAGTTTCTGACATTGCTTTCAACTGCAGTCAGTAGCGCATTTAGGACTAGCTTCTCAGGTTCAGGTGATCCTGCTTTTCGCATGTCATCAACCCAATCAACAAGGCTTTCTCTGGTGAACGGTGACAGTTGTCCAAACCCGTTTCCTTCCCAGAAATTGCAAATATCAAGAATTGATGATGACGACGATGACGGTTCTTCAGTAGGCCTCTCTGCTGCCTTTACTGGAGCAGTAGTCTGTTGTCGTTTAGTTTTGTCTAGTTTAGTCTCGTCTTGTTTAGTGTATGTGCTACTGTGTTGCCTACTAGGTTGTAAACTACCTTGTAAACTGTGTTGCCTACTAGGTTGCCTACTGTGTTGCCTACTATTTGACACACTGTCATCAGCTTGACTACTAGGTTGCCTACTATCTGACGTACTAATTTTTCGTGAAATATCGATGACTGAGTAGGTCGTTGCCTTAACACCGTTAGTTTGAAAATCTATCAGCCCTGACTGTTTTAGCGCGTTACGGGCTTTGACGATGCCCTGACGGCTTAAACCAGTCAACGTTTCAAGTGTTCGATTCGGCATATTGAATTCGCTTGGCCAGCCTAGCTGGTTACATTGGTAAACCAGCCCATGCCATAATGCTATCTGTCCTGTGCTTAGCGGATTAACGTTTTGCTGAATGTAGAACTCTCGAATTAGCTTGAATAAATCCATGCGGTGAGTCACCTCCTGCTGTTCTTAATGGGCCTCACACCCGTCCGTATGGTTACGCCATATCGTCTAAGGGTTTTAAAATGGAAGATCGTCATCATTAACATCAATCGGTTTGCCGTTGTTCCCGCTAGGCTGACTTGCTGTACTCTGCGCGGTCTGATTGTTTGACGGCCCTACATTATCTGTCCGCTGTACTGGTTTTGGCTCTAGCAGGCTAAAGTTATCGGCAATCACTTCTGTCACATAAACCTTTTGTCCTTGGTTATTGTCATAAGTGCGGGTTTGAATACGTCCTTCAATACCAATCAATGAACCTTTGTGAGCGTAATTCGCTAGGTTTTCTGCTGATTTTCTCCAAATCTGGCAACCAATGAAGTCTGTCTCGCGATTACCGCTTTTGCTTTTAAAACGCCTGTCAACAGCCAAGGTGAATTGTCCAACGGCAATTCCGCTCATGGTGTAACGCAAATCGACGTCTCTTGTTAATCTTCCATTAAGAGCAACTGAATTGATCACTTGGCTCCCTCCTCTCCAATTCCTGACAAGTCATCTGATAGTTCCAATTGAACGGCACCGCTCAAAATTAGAGCTTGAGCATAGCTGAGAACGTCCAATCCATTCCCTTTAGGACGTTTTTTGCCAAGGACTGCATAAACACGTTCTGACTTACTTTTGTCAATTAACGGCATGTTGTCTTTCAGGTAGGCAATGACCCTAACTCGTTTTGCTTCTTGCTCCGACTTATATTCGTCAAGCAGCGATGCAGATTGGCCATCATCATCTTCATCAGCAACAATCCCAAATGCTAGGGACAGGCTAATGCGCTTAGCATATGTGATGCTTGCCCCCTGCTTTTGCATGTTTGCATCATCTGGAAAAGTGGCTCCCCATACGATCTTTTTTTCTCCGCTGCTGTGAGTGATTTCGGTATAGATTTTGTGAATTGTTTTCCCGTTACTGTCCATTTGGTCCGTAATGCCTTGAATGTAGCTGATTCCGTTGCCGGCTTCTTTGATAGCGGTTCTAACTGCGTTATCAATGGCACTGAAATCGGCGTAACTTCCGTAGTGGGCTTTTTTGTTTTTGGAAGGTTGCTTTAGGACAAGTTGAACATCGTACAGTGCCTTATTCAGCTCAGGGGTTGATGCTTGATCTAATTGCTGATCCATCATTTTGTTTTCCTCCTATTTCCATTCCTGAAATCCTTGATTCTTCATGAAATCGATAACGTCTAAGCTGTCATCGCCGAAGAAAATCTCAACCAGTTCCGCTTTTGGATAAGTAGAACTAGCAGCGTCTTTTAAGAATCGCTCAGGGCCGTGAATGTTGATCCAATCTTTCAAGTATTCCTTCGCCTTGTCTTTGTTAAAGGCGCCCTCATAACGCGATGTAGCACAGCTTTGATAGAACCAAGGTTTATTTGTATCAACTTCATATTCATCGGCGGTGGCCAAGAACTCCTCCGCTTGTTCGATATCCATATCTTTGGGCGAGACGGTACCGTGATAGGATTCCCAATCAGCGACGGCTTTATCTTCAAGCGCTTCTCGTCGTTGATACTCGTTCAGAACCGCTGTATTGTAATCAAGCATGGTCATCGACCGCCTTCCGTGATAAACTTGATACATAATAATATTCGTTCAGTTCTCTATTTCCCGTAGTTGCCGCTACGGGATTTTTTTGTGCGCATTTGTTGAGCATCCGTTGACTAAGTTCGAACATCCAAAGCCAACCGCTATCTCCGTGGCTCTTGTAAATCACGTTCTCGGCTTGATCATGAATGTCTTGCCAATATGCCTTCGTGTCACGCATAGTTCTTCCTCCTAACGTGTCCATTGTTTCCAACCTCCTACTGCTGTGGCACCGATCATGATGCCGGCGAGAGCGACAAGCAGATACTTCCAAAAGGCTGATGATGGGTCGAATAGCACCGACATGATTGCTTCTAACATTTGTTAGACCTCCTACAAGTTGTTTAGATAAGCCTCAATCTCTGAAAGCTTGAATGTCCCTCGTTCTCTCGGATCATTGGTCATATAGTGCAATTGTGGGAAGTCAGGTTGTTGTCTCATCCTTCTCCACTTGGCATTGAATGGCGTGACGTCAAACATGCGAGCGGCCTCTGTCTGAGTAATAAAAGTACGCTTGTGCTCTCGTTGCTTCATATTCTGCATTTTCGTTACCCTCCAAACGTTTGATTAAATTTGTCAATGAACGGCTGTGGATCAATGCCGCCATATTCAGCAAGCTCAATTAATTCGGTTTGTTCTGAAGCAATCTCTTCAACCAATTCTTTGAACCCCTTTGTGACAATCTCTTGTTGCTGTCTAGTTCGCTTCTTTTCTGGAACTTTTATTGCATTCTTGAAGTCTGTCCAGATTGCTTTTCTTTCCGACTCTTCTTGATCAGCCGTAGTCGTGGCTGCGAAAACATCTTCATTAATTCGTGGATTGTTCATAAACGAAATGATCCCAAAGTCTGCTCTGGCTGAAGAAAGTCCTAAGCGCACTCCCTTCAAAAGCGACCACAACGATTTTTTCTTCTCGTGATCAACGCTTCGCTGACCTAACGCATATTTGCCAATTGAACTCTCAGACAAGAATGACTTCCTGCTTATGGATCGCTTGCTCAATCCAGAAGTTTCAATTGCAAGCGATAATTGTCGCGGATATTTTTCGTCTGCCATGTGACGCCTTCTTTCGTCTATTTTTTTAGGTGCCTTATACAACGCCTAGATTGATAATTAAGCTGTAGCAAGGTAATCAATCATTTCGTTCCTTGCACGTTCCCTTTCAGCACTGATTGCCATTTCGAGCATGTCATCGTCCATGGTTTCCCAAAAAGCTTTAGGCTTATCATCGCGGTAGCTCATCAGCGCTTCGATCATTTGCTGTCGGTTCATTTGACTGCCTCCTCTCGCTGGGTGTGAATGTGTTTACTTGTACTAATAGTATTATCGGTTCCATACAAAAGATCGTTTGGCGTTGTATTAAGTGCTGCTGCCAGAGCAATCAATGTTTTTGTAGAGCCATCTCGCCGTCCGTTCTCGATTGACTGAATCATAGAGACAGACAGATGAACACGGTTTGCTAGCTCTTCTTGACTCATTCCAGATCGAACTCGAGCCTGCTTTAACTTCATGTTATGACCTCCTTTGCTTATGTACATATAGTACAGTTACTAACTGTACATGTCAACTCTTTTTGTACATATTTTTTGATATTTATAGCCATTACTAAGAGTACAACATATAATACTAATCGTGGAGGTGCTTATATGACTACTGGAGAACGTATCGCAAGCTTGCGTAAAGAGCACTCAATGACTCAGCCAATGCTTGCAGAAAAAATGAACGTGAGCCAAAGCACTGTCACTAGCTGGGAAAATGATAGACGCGGTGTAAGCAACGAAGACCTAAGAAAAATGTCTAAATTATTTGATGTTTCTATTGACTATCTTCTTGGAAACTCGGATAAACGCCACTACTATTCATTGACAGACAAGGACTACAAAGATGTTGAAGCCATTCTGAACGATGCTATGAATGGCATTACTGGGAAAACTGGAGTTAATTATTTCAAAAATGGGGGTGAACTTACGGATGAAGACCGTGCTTTGTTAGAAGCCTCAATGAGACAGACAATCATTTTGGCCAAAGAACTAGCAAAAAAGAAGTTCACCCCCAAAAAGTATCGCGGTAGCGAAGAGTGACTTGGGGGTGACTTCTATTGGGATATTCGGAAAGTGAAGCGCTAGCTGCTGCTGATCATATGTCTAATCGATACGGAACTAGTGACCCTTTTAAGCTCGCTAAACGTGACGGCGTTTTTATTCATCGAAGAGACCTAGGCAATAACATACTGGGATATAGCATGCAAATTAGCCGTATGCCGATGATAGTCTTGTCCTTGTCACTTAACGATTGTCAGGCAACGGTGGTTTGTGCTCATGAGCTTGGTCATTGCAAAATGCATCGAGGCTTAGACACCAACTTTTTTAGCAGAGTGGGAGCTGAGCCTATGGTTGGTGATAACGAGTATCAAGCAAACTGTTTTATGTTTGAGCTCGTTTTCGGCGATCAGGAAGTTTCTCCTATGAATTACAATGCTGTTCTTGATCAATATGAACTGCCCCATTGGATGTGGCGCTACTTCGAAGTTATACATTAGGTCACAAATAATATTGACGGAGGATTAAAAATGGAAAAAGACGAATTTGCACAAAAGATAAGAACCATTGCTAAGAGAGTTGATCAGTTAAAAGACAGTTTAAAAACGGAAGAGGCTACCAAAAATTCAATTATTATGCCATTCTTCCAGTCTTTAGGATACGACATTTTTAATCCTCTGGAATTCATACCAGAATACACCGCAGATGTCGGCATTAAAAAGGGAGAAAAAGTTGACTATGCTATTGTCATTAACGGAAAACTTCAAATACTTGTTGAATGCAAGGCAATTAATGAAGACCTAAATAACCATGATTCCCAATTATTTAGATATTTCGGAACTACAGACGCCAAGTTCGGTATTTTAACAAATGGTGAGGAATACAGGTTTTTCACTGATCTAGATAATGAGAATAAGATGGACTCAGAACCTTTCTTAACCATTCACCTAGGTCTACTACGAGATAGTCAAATTTCCGAACTCTTTAGATTTGTAAAAGACAACTTTGATGAGGACAGTATTTCGTCATCGGCATCACAGCTAAAATATACAAATCAATTCAGGGATTACCTTACTAGTCAGTTAAAGTCGGTCGATGAAGAATACGTCCGTTTTATTTTATCTAAGGTCTTCAACCAACGCGCTACCCAAACGAATATTGAACAATTTACGCCTATAATTCAAGCTGGCTTTGTACAGGCGATTCAAGAAGAAGTGAATGACAAACTAAGTTCTGCTCTTAACTCATCAGTTAGTTCCACTCCTATTACACAATCTTCAAAGGCAGAATCAAAAAACGATGAAGAAAGCGAAAGCACTGATGAAAAGTCCGATGACGGCGAAATAGTGACGACTCCTGCTGAAATAGAGGCATACACAACTGTCAAAATAATTCTTCGTGACCAACTTGATGAAGAGCGCGTCTTCTATCGTGATAACAAGAGCTACTTTAATGTTTTGCTTGATGACAATATCAGAAAATGGATACTCCGAGTCTACTTCCGCAAAAATAGAAACTGGATTGAATTGCACGATGATACTGATACTCAAATTGATTTCGTACATCCAATCGATATTTATAAAAACAGCGAAAACATAAAAGATGTAGTAGCGCATCTTACTAACGATGACAGCAGCAAATGACCTGTTAAGGGGATTGGTGATTATACTTGGCAAATAAAGATAAAGATTTTGAAAATAAAGTTGCTAACGGCATCAGAAAGCAAAAAGCTCGTGAAAGTAATGCGGGTTGCCTGTTGCTAATAGGATTAGTTGTTTCTGTACTTGTATGGGTGTTTACGACAAATATTATCTTTGGCCTCATCATATTTATTGGATTCATATTGCTTTCACGTATAGGATACTGGAAGAATTAGCCCCTCTCGCCTTTCGGGCAGTGGGCACAAAAATAGCCCCGGTGGCGAGGGCTGAAGGAGGTTAATACTATGAAAGGAATAGATCCAATACCAAACAAGACCAAAAACGCATTGATGAAACCAGCAGCGAAAGCTATAGGAGAAGCTTTTGGTACAATTTTAAACAGTTTAGCGCACTGGTCCACAGATGGATTAGCACGTTACAATATCAGTCACGAAGCTGATTTGAAAGATTTCAAAGCAAAATATGAGCGTCGATTAGCCGATGTTCCTGAACCGGAAATTGATGATTCAAAGCTTCTTTTGGTTGCTAAGGCTATTGAAGACGGCCAATATCGGATGGACGAAGACTATATGCGTGAGGCGTTTGCTAGACTGATTACCCATGCATCTGATCGTAGAACAAATAATGATTATAAACCCCTCTATTCCAGCATATTATCAAATTTATCTTCTCAAGAAGCAAAACTCCTAATAGGACTTTCAGCAGAGACTTATTCGCTATTACCATTAGAACGAATAAAAAGTCAAGAACATGGTGGCTCAGCATATTCGTATATATCTGGGTATGCGGTACTACAATCAGACGGAATAATTTACTTTGATGCCAATACAACCCTTACACTAGAGCTTCTACAAAACGCGGGGTTGGTTTCAATCAAACCACAGTTTGAGTTGACAAGCCCCTTTTACCAAAGCCTTTATAACATGTTTGAATGGAGTACCCAGTATGCCGATTTTAAGAATACTCATCCGATTAGCAGTGGCCATGAGTACAGAGTTGAACGTGGTGACGTTGAGCTTACTGAACTCGGAAAATCATTTACCAGGTTTATTAATAATTAAACTGATCTTCTGATCGATTCGACTTTCCATGATTGCAAGTTCTTTTACCAAGCCATTTGTGTAAATCCGTAGAGCGATTGCAACGACAATAAGACTGACGATCAGAGCGACAAGAATTAATGTGAAAAGCACTGTGTCACCTTCTTTGTTTGACTCTAGTATTAAATGCTATTCACCTAATTATAGCAAATATGAAATCAATTCACCCCATTTTGGGGTTTTATTTTAATGGCAAAACGAACATACGTTTGAACTTATGTACAAATCAATCAACTTAATAGACAAATTGGAGGTATTATCATGCCAAAATGGACACCGTACAAACGCCATCCCGGGGTGTATGAATACCAGACCAAGAAGGGAAAAAGGTTTGGGGTCAGACGAACCTATGATGATGCTATGGGAGAAAGGAAAGAGTTCTCAAAATCCGGTTTCATTCATTGGCAAGATGCTGATATTGAAATCAAACAATTTGAGGCAAAGCTTGCTCGCGGAGAAGTTTCAAGGTCTTTGGGTCATAGAATGACAGTTGATCAATATTACCAGCAAATGGCAAAGCGAAAAATGAAAATGGGTATCTGGCGTGAATCAACAGCAAGAGCAAACGGAAACTTCTATTCAAAGTATCTCAAGCCAGCATTTGGTAAAACTCCTCTACAAGATGTCTCAAGAGCAAAATATCAGCGTTTTTTAGATGCGCTCTCACAATCCGGTCTGGCGTTAACAACCGTCCATACCATTGATGCTGTCATGAAGAGCATCATGAACGCCGCTGAATTTGAAGATGTTATCGACAAGAATAGGCTTCGAGGTATGCAGATCAATGGGAAAGCCCCTAGAAATAAGGATTTAGAACCACATTCATTTGAGCTGTGGCTAAACGCAGCAAAGACGAATCTGGATAAGTACGAAATGGCCTTGATCATCACTGCAACACTCGGGCTTCGCCGCGGAGAAGTGATGGGGCTTCGAAATGAGTCCATCAAAATATCCCACGATCAAATCAATGATGCCGATGTCGCGCAAATCTCGATTGACATGCAGCGCAACACAAATGAGCTTAATGGCGGCCCACTCAAGACCAAATCATCGTACAGAACCATATGGGCATTTGGCAAAACCGTTGATTATTTGAAATACGCAATGGTTACGGCTGATAATCTAAGACAAAGGAACCATATCCAAGCAGAGAAACATTGGCTGTGGCTTAACAATGACGGCAACCCGTTGCATCCAACCCATCTCAATAGATTGATGCGAAGAGTGAACAATGAATCCGGCATTGAAGTGTACCCACATTTGCTCAGACATTATTTTGCAACACAAGCGATTGCTGCCAACAAACCACAGATTGACGTCATGCACTATCTCGGCCACAAGAATCTTCAAATGACTGCCGACTACACTCGTTCAACGAAAGCAGCCAGTCTGAACGTTTTTAATAGTATTGATAAGTTTTTATGATTTTCATATGGGATTTTTTGATTTTGAAAATCTCCCACATAATCTCCCACAAATAAGAAACATTTGTACAATATTAAAAAGCAAAAATGGCAAACAAAAAAGCTTGAGAATCACAGTTTAACTGTGCTTTTCCCAAGCTTAGCTTTTCTAATTTTTGCTACCGGTCATTCCCACTCAATCGTTGCATTTATTGACCTAATAGCGTTTAAATATGTGTGTTCCATTTTCTTTCCATATTTGGAGTTAGTTTCGTCAATTTTACGAAAAATAATCAGCTTTTTCGAACGCTAGTTTGTATAATATCAATTGAGGTGATCATCTTGAATAAAGACGCTAAAATTATATGTGATCGAATTGATCAGCACTTCCACCCAAGAAGAAACCACCAGTATCATATTGACGTTGTTAATGTTTCCTTTTTGGGAAAGTTCAACTTCTTTTATAAAGATATGTCCAAAACGGAACGGCAACGTTCAATTCCCGTTCACTCTGTCGAAAGTCAGGACATTGAATACTTGCAGCAAATATTACGGGGTATTCGTGAGCACACCAATTTAAGTTTTGAATTTCACGGGTTTATTAATGGAGAACGATGGGCCAGCAATGACCGAATAATTGAACGCCATCCTTCTGAAATGGAACTTTCAGATGGGAACCCGTTATGATAATCACAAGATGCTTACAGCATATTTTGAACGTTTTACATTTAACAAAATCCCGCATGACAATCATTCTGGATCGTTTAAACCGTATTACATCTTTGAACTATTTTTGTAAACAATGTGATTTATGCACAAAAATAAGCCTCCCTGAGCAAGGGAGGCAGAACGGCAAGGTATTACAGGCCAACTAAAATGTTAATCTGCTTACGTATCTTATTTTACAGCATTATGTCCATGCTTTAAAGCAACAAAAGCCTCCCGCCATTGCTGGTAGGAGGCTTATTTAATGTTAAACAGATGCAAGCAAAGTAACCGCTGTTTTAATTTGATCGTTTTTCAATAAGTTATCGATATCTTTTTTAACTTGCCATGCCGGAACTTCCTTGGCGGTTTTGTTTGCACACTGCTCATTCGCATAAACAGATGCAAAGTCAAAGTCGGTTTTTTCAAGTTTAATGGACATGATTCAGCCTCCTTATCCTGTGACTGTATATTAAGGATTAATATTCGGATTGTCAATTGTAAAATGAAACTTAAGTGTCGCGGTGCTATTATCTAGTGCTTGCTTAGGCGTAGAAAAATATTGAAGGCCAGTTTTCCCTCTAATATAAGATTCAAGCTCCGACTGGCTTATGTCTTTATTCGCAACCGCAACAGTTATTGAATAAAGCTCATTGCCATTAATATTAGGCCAAGAAAAGCCATTCACAGCTAAAAAATAAAGGCCCGACATCAACGCAGTCCGTTTATTTCCATTAAAAAACATTTGACTAGTAGCAAACTTAAACCAATAAGCAGTTGCCTTTTTAATGACACCCGGAAAAAAATCATTGCCATCATAGCTATTTTGAATTGAGCCAATAATACGGTCTGCTCCTGTACTGTCCTTAATACCGTAGATAGTATCTTCACGAAACATCTTCTCAGCCTGAGCATTAATTACTTTCATTGCTTCCGTATTCAGTATTAATGGCCCCGAAGCAATAGCTAAAGACAAAGTTTTTAAAGTATTACCGTCACTCAACAAATCTAATAAAATCTGGTCACTATCCTTATGAAGCTTAATCAAGTACTTGTTGTCGGTTTTGTTTAACCCCATGTCGTTTATTAGCGCCATACTAATATCTAAAATAGTATCATTGGAGAGTCCAGCGACCTTAACAGCTTTTGTATTCATACCTTTATTATAATAAACTTTGATATAAAAAAACAGTATTATGCAAATGGAGTTAACGGCTGTTCTATAAAGTTTAAATAACCGCTGTTCAATCTAGTCAACCTTTTGATATTCAATAAAAAAGTCCTCCACCCGCGTTAGCGAGCAGAGGACTTTTTGTTATCGGATATACAGGCTTTCGCCTGGATGAATGACGCTGTAAATTGACTTGCCGTTGTTAGCGGCCACTGTTTGTCAATCTTGCCATCAACTGGCATGCCCGGCATTAACTAATCGTGCTTAACTTTCTCTTCATCAAGAATAATCTCTTTCAAATTTCCCGAGCTTATTTTGTTGCGGACTTTTTCAAATATTAGATCGTTAATAATCCCGTCCCGTCTAAGATGATCGTCAATAATGGAATATGAAGTATCACAGTCAATTAATGTAACCTTTCTGAAAGGGTTATTTCGCGCTGGCTGAACTATTACAAATTGCCTAATGCGTTTTTGCCTAGGACTATGCGGTCGAAAGGATTCGCATTCCACGACACAACACTTGCCTGTATGATTATGACAAATGTACTTGTGCTTAATGTACGCAAGGTTTGAATCAATGTCTGGAAAAGCGATATGCAGTTCGGAGTAATCTTTTTGATCAATCAATTTCCAACGCTCCATTATCCGAAATATCGACATAAACGGGATTTTCCAAGTCTTCAGCATGGTTCTCCGCAATCTGTTCAAGCAACCCTTCTTGCTCAGGGCTAAGATTGCTACTGTCCTCTTTGCTCAGTATAAATTTCACCAAGCCCTTGGGTATGACCACAGAGTCGTCGATTAGCTTCGTGTCGTAAACCTCATACATCGAATCTAACAGCTCTTTGTCATTACTGTTGATGTCCATTTTATCGAGGCTTACCTGTCGTTCGTCAGAATGGATTCTGTCTTTTTTAGCATACCAAACATTAAATTTATGAGTAAAAGCTGACAACTCAGCGTCGTTCATAATGGATACTAAAAAGCTGGCGTGTTTTGCAAAATCAAGATTGACTAATTTGCGATGTTCAGTAAATGATTTACGCGAAGCATCCTCAAATGCAAAGTAGTCGTGTCGATAGTCGCCATACACATTACTAAACACCGGTCCTTTTTCATACCCTCTTAAATGATCAAGCTCTGTCTCTTCCGGATTTTCCATGTAGCTAGACATCTCATAAAAGAAAAGATACTTCTGCAGCTTCAGGTTGTCAGCAAAAGCACCAGGGTTATTTTCAAGTAACCAGCCTGAAATAGCTTGTTGTCTTTGACTAGAAAAAATCACGGCTCTCGCCTCCTTATAGTTGTGCATTTCTCTTTGCAATTTGGGTAGACCGATACATTCAGTATCATCTCATACGCACTCCAAGTCAACAAAATGATTGCCATCATTATTTACTGAACACAAAAAGCCCCACCCGCCTAAGCGAGCAGAGGACTTTTTTGTTACCTGATGTACAGGCTTTCGCCCGGATAAATCAGGCTGTAGATTGACTTGCCATTGTTAGCGGCTAGCGTGTACATGCTGATGCCGTACTTGCTGGCAATGCTCCAGAAGCTGTCACCAGAGCGGACTGTGTAGTACGTGTGGCTTGATACGGCCGCTGAGTAGCCACCAGAGACACGTAATACATCGCCTGGGTGAATTACACTGTTGATGGTCTTGCCGTTGTTAGAAGCCAAAGTATACATGTTCATGCCATACTTGTAAGCAATCCACCACCAACTATCACCCGAATGAACCGTGTAGGTTGAGCCTGAGTTTACTGATGGCACACTGGTCGTTGTCAGCAATTCAACATTGCTTCGGTTGATCCAGCTCATGATGCCACCAAGCAATACGTTAGATCCAGATACTTGCTGAACAGTGTACGTCTTGCCCTGGACCCAGCTAGGCATTGAGACACCGTTCGCCCAACGGGTTGTGCCGAAGTTTACCTTAACACTATCGCCAACTTTGATCTGGCTAAGCGTGGTGTTGTTAGCTTGCTGCCCTGCGTTTGTCGCTGGTGTGTTGGTTGATGGCTTGACGTAAGTCTTACCGCTGTCAGTTGTCGTGCTACCGTTGTAGCCTGAATCAGTGATACCGGTTAGATCAACGTTGCCATCAAGACCACCAGCGCGATAAGTTGACGTGAACTGGAAGATGCCTACATTATCAAAGCTTGGGAAGTAGCCATAATTCGGAACGGTGGTGACATTGTAGTCAGGATATTCGGCAAGCCATAACTGATAGCGGCTTGCAATCTGTGACAAGTCAATATGGCTCATCAAAAAATCCTTATAACCGTACAGCATAGGTGTGTAGCCAGCATTGCGGATATAGTCGAGTGCCCACCGCAACGTTGCTGTATTTGTAGAACCAGATTCGTAGTCAAGTGCAACAATAGAACCCTTTGGCGTCTGAACTTCAGGCAAGAAATGATCTAGCACTTGCTTGGCCAAATTCGTGTTGTCGATATTCTGCCACCAGATATAGGTGTGTGCTCGCTTGCCAGCCGCAATTAATGATGCAACCTGTGTTCTATATGTGGATTGGTCATAGACCCCATATCCACTATACCCACCAATCTGTGAAATACCAAATTTATCAGTTGAGTAACCAAATACGCCATTGGCGCCTTGCCAGACTGACCAGTCGACACCATGGTCTCCCTTGGCCGCATTGACCTGCGATGGCAAGGCAAAAGAAATAGCCGCCAAGAAGGCGACTACCAAAGTGATGAGTTTAGTTTTTAATTTCATGGTGCCCTCCTTATTGCTGTGGAGCAACAGATGATGGTGCCAGCTGAGCCTTAACTGCGTCTGCGGCTGCTTGAGCTGCGGCCGCTACCTTATCTTGATTAGATGCTTCCTGATCGACTGTCTTTTGCGGATAGGTTTCTGCCAGACTATCCTTCAAATCCGCAAAAGCTTTCTCAACCGCGTTGGCAATCGTCTGCTCGTCTGTGCTGGTGAAGCCAAGCGACTTCAAACCATCTTTCACAGCATTAATGGCAGTCGATTTCTTGACCGCACCGTCAATCGCCTGTGTCACACCAAGCTGTTCTGCTGCTGTTACCGCAGCATTTGCCAACGGGCCTAATACCTTTACCAAGGCCAATGCCTGTTTGTTAGCCAGCAACTGTTTTGAAATCCAAGCCCCAATGATTGGGACTGCTGCTACTGCAAGTGATACTAAAAGTTCTGTCCAGTTATTCATGATTGTTTTCCTTTCTGAGGCGCTCATTCTCACGTCTCAAACGGTCATTGTCTGCGCGTAATCTGTCATTCATATCCTCAAGCTCATCATGCCTATTCTTCCGTTTACCCTCGTGGTAGGTCATGAAGGCAATAACGGCCGATGCTATACCGGCAAGATATGGGGCAAAATCAACTATTGCTTTGGTTATCACTGCTGTCACGGCTGTCACTCCTTCGTGCCAGAATCAGCACGAAGGCTGTTATGATCGCATTGCTGATCCAACTTGAGTAGATTCCAGTTGAGATTGAGGTCAGGAATTGCAGTATTGTCAAGAACGACATTAAAAAGCTGGTAGTCGTAAGCAACAGACGATTGGTCACCGCTAACTGTGTTTCCCATAGCACCCAACCCCCAATCCCGAGTCCATCAATGACAAACAAAAACCCCACAATGTCATCGTTTAACCAGTCAGAGTAATGTGGGGGCCATATGAAATAATGGTCATTGATGATTAGAAACAAGCCAATAGCAACCATGCCAATGGCGAGTGCTGTGTGTGTCGGGTGATCTCTGATTTTATTTAGCATTGTCATCACTTCCTTCCATAAAAATAGCCGCTAGCTTTTGCTGGCGACATAATCACTGCCTGTGATTTGTTTGTATTGATCTGGGGTGATCATTATCGGTACATAAGGTGTTAAATCAATCCCCCAACTGTAAAGTAGTGCACACTGTTCATAATTAGTCACTTGATTTCGCCGCCTTTAGCTGCGCTACTTCAAGAGTAAGTGCAGCAATCATCTGCTGTTCTGGTGACGGTCCGGGGAGTGGATGATCATTAGCCGGATCGTAACCCTCATCGGCAACGATTTTGCCGTCTACGAGAGATGCGTGACCCTCAAAAAACTGAGACACGTCATCTGCTTCTATGATTTGTTGACCGTCCTCTGTCGGTCCTACTTTAGCATCTTCCGCTTCATAGGCCCAATTGGTCAGTCGTTTTTGGTCATCTAGCCAAATCTTAATCTTCATTTTAAATCACCACCGCATCATTGGTCGGATATGCGTCACGAGTAATGAAACCCAAGCTGCCAGCATACCCGCCTTGTCCACGCCATGGAATAATGTAAATTCCACCCGCTGAAACATATAATTCACAGGCTGCGCCCGTATACGACATGCTACCGAGCAACCTTGCTGCATCATCACTGTTAAATGGGCTATACCCAGGTCGAATGTCCGCAATCTTAACCCATCCATTGCCAGTCTTCATTTGTAAAGCAATCCCAATGGTGACACTATTGCCTTTTCTTGAATATGAGATATTTAAGTTCTTGACATCATTAGTTTCCATGCCTGAGTCTTTGTGATAGTAGTCAACTGCATCATTGGCCGTAAAGGTCGAGGTGATGTATTTGGCAGAATTACCCAATCCGCTGACTAGGTCTGTCAGTTCAAGAACACCCATCGAAATTCTGCTGGTGTGCATTTGTGTTGTTCCATCTGTCTGCGTAATGTATGACAGTAATCCATCGGGATTTACTTCCGTATGATAGTTTTGGCCGTTTGGATTGCCATTAGTGTCCTCAATATTCCCAGAAATGACATACGAAGCACCATTTAAAGACAGATTGCCAGTTGACTTAACATTTGACCCCGGAATATTGACATGCGAGAAAGGCACATTTATTGTTGGAGAATTAATGATTGAGGTGTCAACCTCAATCGATTGCAGTTTTTTGATACTGAGAACCGCCTGCTGAATGCTTTGATCAACCCAAGCTGTGCCATTGTAGTATTGCAATGCTGTGGCATCGTTAAGCGTTGTCCCATGCCACCACAAATCGCCTTTCTTGGGACCAGCGGGCGTTCCCAGCTGAATATATGTGTATGGCACATCCTTGCTTCCGGGAACGCCTTGTGGTCCTTGTGGTCCCTGTGGTCCCTGCGGTCCTTGAGGGCCAGTTGCTCCTGTACTACCTGTTGCCCCTTTTTCGCCGATTTTGCCAACGGAATATCCTGTTTCTGTTGTGTTATCGGTGTAAGTCCAGATTGTCCGAGTCCAAACAAATTGACCGGCTGTAGCGGTTGGTGGTGTAGACACCCAGCCACTCGTGGGTGCTGACGTGCCCGATGCAGATGTTGCGTACGTGATAGTAGTCGACTTGATGCCGACACCATCCTTACCTGCTACACCGTCTGACCCATTGTTGCCGTCTTTGGCAACGTAGGAAACCGAATAAACAGGCTCACTGCTGTTATCCGTGTAGGTTAGCGTGGTTCTAGTCCAAAGATATTGACCTTTCGCAAGTGCAGGTACAGCGGTTGACCATGTCCCAGTTGGTGTGGTTGTGCCACTTGAGCTTAATTGATAAGCAATAGCAGTTGACTTAATACCTAGACCGTCTTTGCCAGCTACACCGTCCTTGCCAGACGCGCCAGTATCGCCCTTTGGCCCTTGTACCAATTGCCAAGAGTAAAGTGCTGGATTCGTGCTATCGGCCTGTGTGAAGTCTGTATAACTACCGATGTATTTTCTGGAACCCGGTGTATCCAATGAGAAGTTAGTGTTCCCATCACTACTATCGGCATACGCAATATGAAAGTACGGTGTCTTGCCATCGGCACCGGCTTTACCGGGTACTCCATCTTTACCATCAGCACCGTCCGCTCCCTTAATCAGTGACCAGCTATAGTCACTTGGATTGGTGCTGTCACCGGATGAGAAGTCGCTATAGAAGCCAATGTACTTGCGGTTAGAAGCAGTGGTTGAGAAGTCGGTCTTGCCGTCTTGACTATTTGCGTAAGCAAAGTGAGCATAAGCGGTACGACCATCGGCACCCTTGGCACCGGGCAAACCTTGATCGCCTTTTGGCCCCACGTCACCGTCATCGCCCTTAAAAAGTGCCCAATTGTAATCAGCCGGATTGGTGCTGTCAGCCTGTGTGAAATCGCTGTACGTACCAATATACTTTTTGCCATCGCCACCAGATACCGTGAACCCACTTTGACCGCTTACATCATTCGCCCAAGCGGTGTGGAAATAGCTTGTACGGCCATCAGCGCCTTTTGCACCCGGAACACCGTCAGCACCATCCTTGCCCTGAATCAATGCCCACTTGCCGGCGTAATCAGCCGGATTGTCACTTGGAACGGATGACTCATTTGACCAAACGATTGCCATATACTTCTTACCAGTTGGGAAAGCGCTCATATTGGTGCCTTTATCGTCATCGGCATAGCGGAGCCAAGGATAGTATTGAACGGTTTTTGAGATATTTGACATCTGGTTGGCAAGCTCACTGAGGCGTTCGTCAAAGCTGACGGTCTCGTGCGCAAACTCACCCAAAGTCAGTTTGACATAATGGTTAGCACGACAACGCTTAATACTCAATACCTTGGCCGACAAGAATAGTTGCTGGTTTTCATCGGCAATGTGGACGGTTTGATTAAGCGGTACGTATGGCGAATTAACCAAATCAATGTCGTACGTTTCGTTTGGGTGGTTATACTTTTTCAAGTCTGCCAAAGCCGCTTGCAAAAGTTCCGCCTGCGATTTTGAATCAAACGTTTTAACCCGATTCCAGTCAGACTGTGTTGGGTTAGGGTTGCTGTTGCTTAACAAACGTGAATATTTCTGCACAGCAATGGTATCGTGCAAGAACCCGTACTGATCAAGCACAAACTGTCCCGTTGGATCAGTCCATTTGTAGCCGATCAAGTTGATTGGGTCCTGATTAGTTGATCCATTCGTACTTTCTGGCACCGCTCCATAAGCCTTGATAGATGTTTCCATGTCATAGGTATCGAGATGCGTGACGATATTGTTGATGTCCTTATTCATTTCAAAGGAAATCAAGCTGTCACCGGCCGTTTCATGCCGAATGTTAATGACACGCTTAACCAAATTCGTTCCAACAAACTCAAATCCAAAGCTAAGCACTGCATCAAAATCTTTTGCCACGGCAATAATACGAGCCAGTGAAGTTGCTTCATCAGTCCACTCAAGTGTTCGAACATTGTCAGGAAATTCATTAACGCCAATCTCCCAGCCAGAATCATTTGTAAACATGAGGATGTATTCAGCAATCGTATATGGTTTGTCGGCCTTGAAGGCGCCAACGGTTTCGTTAATCAAATCATTACCCGCATCGCTGGCAACAATTGAGTGAATGTGGCTTAGTGAATCATGGTCAACCGATTCAATCACCATTTGGTGAGCGTTGCCTTCTTCGTCTTGATACATGATGAAGTTGGTTGCTTTAGCCATCTCATTGACAGCTTGTTCCTGATCAGTCGTGAAGTGAATATCAAGAGAAAGCTCGACCGCAGGACGATTGTCAACACTTTGTGTTTCTATATCGTTGTCAATTCGCCATTCGCCTTTGCCATCAGTCGACCCAACACCCAAAATGTTTGATTTTCGATCTGCAAAGTAATACTCCATTTATAGCCAGGCCTCCCTTATCTCGACTTCACACGCAAATGGTTGTGCCCAGCTCGAGGGCGTGATAGCAATCTCAGTATCACCGGGCGGCAGTTTGAATTGCTCCCATTGATTACCTAACGTGTGCATGGTTGGGTCAAGAGAACCATTCAAGTACGTCTTAGCGTTCGCCACATCAATCTTGAGAACATCACCATCGCTAAAACGATTCTTGATATTCGTATACCAACTGACGTTCTGCCATTTGACAGTAGACGCAATCAGATACATGGTCGATTCGCCCCATGTCTTGTCTCGCATGAACCACGTGGAAAATTGTTTAGTTTCAGTATCGGCAGCGTCCGCAAAGGTAAACTGGCGGGTAATAGTCGTCTCTCGTCCTTGATTGCCAACCCATGGTGACACTCGGAAAACAACTGAATTACCAAATTTTTGTAATTCCAACTGAATGAATTTTTCGTTAGTGAAAACGCTACGATCAAGCTGTTCATTGACGACTAGTTGATCTTTGTAATAGCACATCCACCAAAGCTGATCGGACAATGCGCTATTATCCTTCAGTATCATCTGAAAGATTGGCTTGCCGTCACTTTCTAAGGTTGTTTCGAGTGAGCCTACCTGTGCTACACCAGTTTGAAAGCGCGTCATGACATCCCAAGTCAGATTGCTCTTAAAGTCTCCATTATGCGTCTGGGCGAGATCGTGTTTGATTGAAGGCCCATTCCAATACAAATGAGTGCCAGTAATACTGGGCCAATTAGGCTCAACCTTCCAGCCATCATAGCTGTCCTGTGTCCAAATCGCATTGCCAATCTGTTCATTAGGCATACTAGGATCACCACCCCAATAGGGATTGTTTGTGGCGGCTTGATTATCCATATGTGAGCCTTGCACGGCTGCCAAATCAAGTGCTACTTCGCTTTCTTCGCTTGTATAGCCATCAATTTCTTCAGGGTTGCCAAATTGAAGCACGCCACCATGACTATTGGCAAATCCTAGAAAGCCGTTATCAGCATGCATAGTTGCCGTAATAACTGGCTCAACAGGATAAGTGCCACCATTATGAACCGTGATGGTGTTGGTATAGTATTCAGGATCCGCTGGGTTAGGCGACCAATCAGTAGCATGAGAATAGAGTTCAAGTTTTTCTTCTTTTGCCGTGCAAGTGAAATCATCAGAACGGTGCACAACATGTGGAACTATATAAGATATGCCACTAGGAATCGTGAATGTCCATGAAGCTTTACCCAATGAAGAATAAACAGCACTAGGAAACCATCCAGTATATTTTTTATTGCTGTCATATCCCCAATACCCCAAAGCAAAAGAACCCGTTAATCTTGTTAAATATATTGAGTAGGTATAGGTGCTCCCGACATTAACAGCATGTCGATTGTTATCCCAACCGGGGACAGTTGAAAAATCATCTGTGTATGACTGCTCTGACGAACTCGTCCCTACTAATAAATTTTCAGAGATATCCTTGTATGGCATGTTGTCAAACGTCTTCGTGGCTACCGAGTGCGCAATGCCATCGGGAACAGTGAACGTTATGGTAAGCGTATTGTGAAGATAGGCCTCGTCTAAAGTAATCTGTCCAGTTGAAATGGCATTGTAATATATATCTGGCTCATCAGCAAAAACAAGTTTAGCTGGTGTTGAAGTCGTCAGGGCATCTGCAAGAAGCCTGCGCTTTTTATTGACCTCAGTTCGAACGATAGCAGTCACCGTGATAGTGCCTTCATCTGCTCTAATGTATGAGAACATTTTTCCATCAGAGCGACCAACTTGGTCAAGCTGTGGAACACGATTTTGCCCAACGTTTCTAGTGACAAGCAGAATGCCATCAAGCCACTTTGAAATGTTAATATCATTAAAAGTTATTGGCATTGTCATAATAGTTGCGTCACTCCTTTTCTACGAAGACTAATGATGCCGTTTCGATTAATCTCGATTTGTATTGGCTTGGCCAATTCGCGGGCCATGCTCTTGCCATTCAGTGATACATCGGTTTGAACATTGATCACTTTTGGTTGTACTGTGCTGGTACTAAAGCTGTTGATAGTGCTTTGAACATCAGGAACTGAATTAATTGCCTGAATCTGCGATGATTTAAATCCTTTAAGTGCCTTGGCAAAGATACTAGAAGAACTAGTCTTGGCACGTTCAGCTATCGCTGCCATGAGCAACTGATCAGCATTATCTTTTGTAACGTTGACAACATACTCAGTACCGTCCTCACCGACCACAGCCGGTGTGGCTTTATCAAATCTTCCACCATAGGCTAAGCGTCGGCTGCCCTGAGGACCAGAATGCAACCAATCAGTCTTCGCATGACCCCAAATGACGGTGTTACCAATACTATTTTGCCAATCTGAGTTATTAAAAAAGGCCAGCAACTGGTCATAAGGGTTCATGATATTAGTATGGCCGGGCATAGCATAATGAGCAAAGGTGCCGGGCGTATATTGCAATATTCCTCGTGCTTCGTTGCCGCCTGAGTTAATATCGTGGATTTGTTGAACAATGTTGCGGCCACCACTTTCAGACTGAATAGTAGCCTGAAGCATGCGGATAAAGCTACCTGATGGGCTCAACCCCATCGCTTTTGCGGCTTTTTGAATTAATTCCGGATTGTAGTTTCCACCAGACGTTTCATCGTCTTTGGCTTTCTTGAATAGAGACGAAAATACGTTTAAAAATCCGTCCTTAATCCCTTTAAGAGTCCCGCCACCAAAATCAGACCGCATTGACGACCATTTTTGACCATCATTGCTTGCAAGTTTCTTAATGCCAGTCTTGCCTTCAATCCAACTCCAAGCGCCAGATACACCCTTATCAATGAAATTCATAGCACTACCGAACGCATGTGCAATCTCTGAACCAATTCCAGAAGCGATTTTCTTAGCACCATCAAATAAATCAGAGATAGTACCAAAAACACCGGTAGCGTGGTGGGGCAATGCATTAGTCATCTTTAAGAATTCTTCTGATTGGCTGTGAGGCAAAATGCTTGTTCCGGCTGGTAAGAAAGTTGTTTCCATACCGTGAACGCCCAGTGGAAAAATGCCAAGACTAGGATGATGGGCCAACTCAAATCCCTCTTCACCAACAACGGCAAGCTGATCTTCTCGTGTACCACCAGTACCAGATGCATAGCGTTTCCAGTGGCCAGAAGGCTTTTTGCCCCAAAGTTTTCCTACCCAATTCCATGCATCAATCAGGTGGTTCCAAACACCAGCAACGCCATCTAAGAATCGATCCCAAGTGCTCTTAACATCACCTGTTTCGGTGTTTACCGCACTCTTGTGTTCTCCAGCCTGTTTTGTGGCTTCAGAAACGACTGCATCGTGTTGCTTCTTGGCGTGGCTAACGGTGTCATCGCGTTGCTTCTTAGCAGCACTGATTGTATCGTCACGCTGTTTCTTGGCATCTCCAACGATCTTTTCATACTGAGACTTTGAGATAGAGTGATTGACATAATATTCTGTTTCAGCGGCAGAAGTCGTTGCCTTGTATTTCTTGTTAGCAGCGTCCTTTGCCTCGTTGTAAGTTTTGTTAGCGGCAGTGACGACAGCATTAGTCTGCTTTGCCGAAGTAGAGATGACTTCCTTTAGTTCTGCCTGGCCCATCTTGTGCTTGTCTTCTGACAGTTTCTGCAAAAGGTCCTTTTCCTTGCCCGCACTCACTTTTAAGCTTTGATAAGTGTTGGCATCCGCTTGCGACTGTAAAGTCTTCATGGTCTTAAGATGACTGTTTTGAAGCTTTTGAAGATCTTTATCCTCTTGGCCTTTGAGCTTCTTTTTCTCTGCCGCAACTTTGCGCGCAGTCGTGGCGTCAAATCCGGCAAGCTCTTCCTTAGTAGCACCTGCTTTGACAAGCTTTTCGCGTTGAGCGGCACGATCTTTCAAGATCTTGTTGACCGCATCGGTACTCTTCTTTTCGTACTTACTCTCGGTATCGTTACGTTGTTTGAAGTATTTTTCGCTTTCCTTTTGCATGTCAGCATATGATTTCTTCATTTGGGCGGCTTTAGAGGCATCGTTCTTCTTCTCTTTAGCCAGAGCTTCGTCAGCTTGTTTTTGAGTAATAGAACCGTTTTTGACCAGCAAATCTAAGTCTTTTTTGGATTTGCTTTCCTTACCTTTGTAATAGTCGTCAACACTTTTAGACATGTGAGCATATGCTTTGGTCATATCAGCTTCGATTTTGCCAGCCTGTTTACCAGTGGCACTGCCAAGCATGATAGTGTCGCCCATGATCTTATCCATGTCACCTTGATAGGACTTTACAAATGACTTCACGCCACCATGTAACTTTTCGGTTGCTTTTGTCATACCGTTGCTAAGTTTCGGATGGAAAGTGGATTCAACACCTTTTTGAACCTCTTTGCCAATCTTCTTACCGACACTAGAACCGGCCACACCTCCAGCAGCAGCTCCTAAACCAGCACCAATAGCAGTGCCTATAGGACCTGCAAATGTACCAACAGCGGCTCCTGCGGCAGCGCCACCAGCCCAAGTGCCGAGGGCACCACCAGCAGCACTACCGGCATTTCCACCGATAGTTTTCTTGGTAGACCCTGCCAACTCTCCTAATGAGGAGAGAATACTAATGGCAGTGCCAATTCCAGCTATCCCTTTTGCTGCTCCAGCGGCTTTTGAAAATTTGGACGTGAAACTGGATGCGCCACTTAAATCTTCAAGCGCGTCCTCTCCAACTTTGGCGGTGCCACCAGAGAAAATACGGCTGAATAAACCGCCTCGTTTGCTAGAATTAACAGCCACGCTTTCGGCGTCTTCGACTGCAGTACCGGTTGCTCCCCTTTTCCCCAAGCTTGGCAGGCTGATTCCGCTACCGGAACCGTCACCAAAGATCTTGGTTGCAATGCCTAGCTCCATGATTGCTTTTCTAGCTTCGTTTACTGACTTAATCCAACCGGTAATTTTTTTGATGGCAAAGAACGCCAACCAAACTTTGGTTAGATTTTCGATATCGTCTTTATGCGAAACAATGTTTTTCAAAATACCATCAATCTTATTGAGAGGGTCCTTAGCCTTATTGCTTTTATCATCTACTAGCCCTAAAGCCTTGGCAATATCAATAACAACGTCATACGCAGTTTTGAATATCGTGCCACCGATAATTTGGCCAATTTTAAAAATGTTTTTTGCAATATCTGTCACGGTATCGAAGTGCGCGTTAATATAATCAATCGGTTTAGTAATTCCTTTAGCCAAATTATCGAAATTGATATTACTGATTGAATCAGTAAGCAAGCTGACGGTTTTGATCCCAGACTGGGATACTGATTGGAATGCCCCTATCAAACGGTTAGTAATCGTTTCTTTGAGCCCGTCAACCGCTTGCCCAACTGTCTTGTATTGTGTGGCCATCTTTTGAAAGCCCGGTGCATTGCCCGCTTTCTCAATAGCGTCAAAAAACTCTCCTGTTGTGACTTTGCCATCTTGGATTTTAGCAATCAGTTCAGAAGTGCTCATGCCCATCTTTCGGGACACGGCAGCCATACCAGCCGGTGATTGTTCGAGCATGATTTGAAAGTCTTGCCACTGAACCTTTGGTTTAGCTGCCATTTGAGTCGCTTGCTGCGACAGACTTTTCATCGCCTGCGCAGGATCTGCCGAAGCAGCAGCTAAGCCGCCGAATCCTTTTACCAAGATATCGGTATTTTTAGTACCAACAGCAGCTAACTGGCTGTAGGTAGTAGCCATGTCAGACGCAGAGTAGATGGTCTGTTGCGCATATTCCTGTAGTTCCTTTCTGGTCGCAGCAATTTGTTTATCAGGCATGTTAAGGTTCTGCATGTTAGCATCAAATGTCTGCCATGATGCACTTGCTTCGTTAAGATCACCGATCAAACCGGTAATGGTGCTTTGAGCCATTATAAAACCGCTGCTTAACAAATTCCCGATCATGGTGCCAGCTATAATATCCCGTAAGCCTCTGAAATGCCGACCGGTATCGTCTGCTTCATTGCTGATGTGACGTAAAGGTGCAGATGCGTGATCATTAGCCTTTACAGTGGTTTCTTTTTTGCCCGGAATATCCTGTTGTTTCTTCTCAATCTTCTCAAGGGGAACGGTAGCTTCATCTTTGACCTTGATTTCACTCTTAACTTCCCTGGGAAGCGACTTAATCAATTTCTCAAAATCAATAGCTTTGCCGTCTTCTACCTTGGTCAGCAATTCAACTCGCTGTTCTTTAGGAAGCTTTTTCAAAATAGTGCTGAAATTCTTAATGCCGGCATCTTTAGCTTCTGCGATGAGTTCAGTCTTGACTTCTTTTGGAAAACTAGCCAGAGTCCGCTTAGCCTTGTTTGTGTTCTCGGTGATGGCATTATCCATCTTATCGCCAGCTTGGCTACCAAAGTCATTTAGAATTTTGTCAGCTTGCTCGGTATCACTAATGAGCTGATCCTTGCCCTTTAGAGCAACTTCAATCGAGATCGTTCCATCTGCTGCCATTGTGTGTTCCCCCTTTCATTATTTGTTTGCGCTGGACGCCCATGCAGCAAAGAAATCAGCCGCCTCTGCGGAGTGCTTTGCATTACGGTACTTATCCAAGATGTAGTAATTCTGCAAATCAACCAAGTTAATCAAATCCTTGCCTTCAAGTCCCTGACGAGATCGTTGCCGAATATCGATGATGCGCATGAAATAAGACGAACCCGGTAAGCCGTCCAACATGGCACGGAACTTGTGCCAATGTAGCTTTCCTAGTTCGTCTTCTAAGTCGATGCCATAAAACGCTCGTATGCTTGACCAAATAGCAGGCGCATCTTGAACGTAAGAGAAAAACTCCTCTTGTGCTCCGCCTGTTACTGATGATTCTTCATCGGTTTCTGGCTGCATTTCCGAGTCATGATATGGTTGCTGGCCGATGTACTGATTAATCCACTGAAGTGCCTTTAACCGGTCTTCTGGCGCGACTTCATTAGCATTAACGAACATATGCCAACCAATGACGCCCTTTTGAGCATCGGTCTTGTCCTCACGATCAAGCAGTTCGAACCATCGCAAAACGTTATCAAACGCCAAATTCACACGATATTTCTGGTCTTCACACTGCCAGTACCACGCTAACGGTTGAGTTAGGCTAATCATTGTCCTCATTCCCGTCAAATGCAGGATATTCAGCGTCTTGAGCGTCCTTAATTGCCTTTTCAGATGCCCGCTTGACTAGGCCAAGGACAAACATGAGGCCGTCTGTGCTTTGGTCTAAATCGCTGTACAGCTTATCAGCTTTTTCTTTTCCGATCGTCTGTACAAAGAAGTCCATGGCGATTTCATGTTCTTTATTGAGAGCCTCACGTACAAAATTAAGCTGATCTTCAATCGGCTTTTTGTCGATGTCATCATTTTCCTTGTCATCATTAGTCAGCTGCTTAGCATATGCGTTGGCCTTGACCCAAGCATCACTCAAAGCGTGCTGCATTTTATCTGAGAAACGGAACGTGTACGTCTCACCCTTATAGGTAAAGTCCTGCTTAGTTGCTAGTACGTCATCTAAATTAATTACGTTGCTCATGATTTCCTCCTAATGGCCGCCTGAGCTTTACCCATACTGTTGATTTCTTTGGCGACCCTGTCTTTTTAAGCAGCAGTGACTGTTACTGCTGTGCTTGCAGTTTTACTGCCATCGTGTGTTGTTACAGTAATAGTAGTAGAACCGGCAGAAACACCGGTTACAACGCCACTAGGGCTGACAGTAGCAACTGATGCTTTACTTGATGCATAGCTAACAGCCTTGTCAGTCGCATCTTCGGGACTGACTGTAGCTGTTAATGCTGTAGTTGCCCCCACTTTTACGCTCGCTGTTGCCGGTGTCAGAGATACCCCAGACACCGTTACTGTTTTGGGACCGCAGGGGTATAAACGGGCTTGCCGTTAAATG